GCCATTATCGCGCTATTAGGATAAGAAAACTTTGCGTCAACGATTTCTGTATAGCTATCCCAGAATGTTTCATTTTGCAATGCTTGACTCGTACTGTCAGCAGTTACCCGAGTGAAGCGAATATCCCATGTTGAGCCAGTTGGTAAAGGGATTCTATAAGAGCGTTGATATTTACTTGATGTCTTGCCAGTGATAGTATCTGTTCCGACATAAGTGGTGTAACTGCCTGACACTGATAACGAACCAACACCCGACAATATTTCAGCTTTTAATTCATACGCCGCTTCTTGTGGCGGGAAGAACGTATTGGTTCTGGTTTCGGTCGGGGCGATTGTTTGATAAATTGGAACGAATAAAGGCCAAGTAGCCGCTTGAACTTGCTTTCTAGTACCCGTGCCACTAAAGTAGACAACCCCAAATGAAACCCATGTTGGATTCCCGACCTGCCTATAAGACAGCCTGACGCTGCATGTTTGATAAGTTAACAACGCTTGACCGAGCCAAGAAACAGAAATTGATGCCCCTGTCATGTTAGCTGTCAATGATGATGCGACATTGCCTGAAACTGCGAGCGCCTTTGTTGCCTGACCAAGCTTGACAGGGACAAATCCCCCGCCATCCGTTTGAATGTCCAGCGCGATAGTTACGCTTGCTCCGCTAATATCGCCATTTGTTACGTTTTGATTAGTCAATCTTGGAACTGACGCTGTAACCCGAACAGCGCTTAAGTCTGAGCCAGTGACAGTCCTTGTTACGCTTGCTGAATTAGTTACCTGTACGCCTACAGCCCTTTCGTTATCAACGTTTGTAAAACCCCTGATAAATGTTTGTGACTGAGTCCCATTTCTTGAATCAAAAGCCACTCCCGATACATTAAACGTGCCATCAGCATTCTGAATTGGAGTTTCGTTTAGATAGACAGATTGAAGGCCATTGACTAAGCCCTGTATTTCGCCTTCAGAAATTAAATCAATTACTTTTGCAGTTTGTTTTGACTGTAAAGAATCAGCCGCTTCCGTTGCTACACGCCCAGCACCGCCGCCAGACTTGCCGCCACCACCGCTACCCTTAATCATAAAATCTGCTCCGCTACGATTCCCGCGCTAATTACTTGAGAGCCAGCAATCACCCGCCCATAAGCAAGTGCAACTGGATTCCCTTGTCTTGATGTATTTACTGCGCCATTAAAAACAAAAGAAGGTTTATTTTCTGGCCTTTCCGCGCTATTTGATGGTGACTTTTGTGGTGCAAATAGCATTTGAGACACGCCACCAATGACCAATGAAGTACCGATACTAGTGGCAATAGACGCAAGGCTGAATGAAGTACTGAACGTGCCAAATGATAGCGTTGCCGATGCCGCTGGAAATGCAACAGCTAAACCAATAAGGGCCGCGCCTAAAAGTATTTTACCAAGACCGCCAGAACCTTGAATAACAGGGATAAATCTAATAGTCTCTTTATCAGAAACAGGGTTAACTACGCCATCAATATCCAAATCAGCTTTTCCACCGACCAGTATCTTCATATATCCGGCGTGTAACATGTATTCTTTAAAGCCTGAAATTGTTGCACTCATTGCCCTGACAGCTTCTATCGGGGAAGCCACGTCATAGCGATGAACCTTGCCGAACTTCTTTCCGAGCGAGCCATAAAGCATGATTGTTTTCAAGATATAAACCTCAATAATTTACTGGTCATTTTTTGGTGATAACCGCCGTATACATCAATACTTGAAAGCCTGTCTTGTTGATGATGCCCTATTCTACCATCACCAAGATATATCGCACCATGATTTGGAACTTTACTGCCACCAATAGTCATTAAGATAACATCGTTTTTTTCAAGATTATCTGTTTCTACGAACTTTGCTTTGCTGTAGTTTTCAAGATATAAATTTTCATCTGATAACCACCAATTATCCGTTCTGTCAAAATTTGGAAGCTCAATATTTAATTCTTGCTTGTAAAAATCACGAACAAAAGTATAGCAATCAACAGTGCCGTGATTAAAGGAGCGCCCATAAAGCGGCATCACATAACCGCTGGGCTTGAATTCATGCGTTTGCATGTTGGGCACTGAGATAATCAGCCATTTAAAATCAGTTAATTCACACTGAACTAAATCAGAAGGGGAGGGGAGAGCAGGTATATTGACATGGCTATGAACTACCGTATCAATTACACCCATATCTTCTGCATTTGCATAGTCTTCAGGGTGAATGGCAAAGTTTCCCATTGATGCAATGTTTCGGCAAGGAATGTATTTCTTTCGCCCTTTCTTAATAATGATTAACCCGCAAGATTCAGCGGGCATCGATTCTAAAGCATGTTTTTCAATATCATCTTTAATGCTCATAATTTTCCTACCCCTGCAAATCCACCATAAGGAAGCTGGCTATTCCCTCCAAATCTTAACTTGCATGAATTTACACGTTTTCCGCATCTGTCCTTGTTAATGTCAGTCGTTGGGTTATCACTGACATCAGCTTTAGCGCCTCCAGCATAACTGCATTCCGCGCTTCTGTATTGCCATGCGCATACATTCTGAAGTGCTTGCCTAGACGGTAAAAATACGCCGTTTAAATCCATAGCTGAAGCAAGGTCAAATTCAATAAAGATGCCGTTTTCTGCTGACTTTCTGTCTACATACCAAATCTCGTCAGGAAAGAACACGTTTGGGTCAGCCAATGGATTCGTTCCGCCTGTAAAGTTTACAGCATCAAGATACTTGTAAAAGGTGCGCCGTCTAGTGACTTTAGAGCCAATTAAATCACTGAGCGATGCAGTTACCGAACCCAGTAACCCAGTTACGTTAGCCGCTCGTAATGTCGGTCTAGCCTGCTTGCCTGAGCCGGACTTAGAAAAGCCGCCTGCTTCAATCGGTAATCTTGAATAGACGTTTCCTTGCCATGTAATATCATTGCCGATTTCATTAACATGGTTTGACCAGCGAAATATTTCACCACCCAAAACAGTCGCGTCTAATTCAAACAATTCAACAATAGAGCCAGCACCAAGCTTTTGACTTTCTGGAATCATGAGCCGAAAACCTCCGTGAATGTTGCTGTTACGCTTTCATTATTAAACCCAGCTATTGACCTGTTCCATGCCATACATAAAAACTTTCCAGCCGCGCCAGTTGGAGGTTGCCAATCAAATGAAGTAATGCCAGATTCAATTTCAAGAAAAGCCTCTACAGCATCCATTTCAGCGGCGTTACCATTAAACACTAATGACCATTGACGGGCGAGTAAGTTAATGCCGTCACCGACACGCTGGGAGTACCCATCACCAAATTGAGCAACCCTTACCCTTGGGGATTGCGATTGGTTTGCGCTGTAGCTTGGTTCAATTATAAATGTACTCACGATAATAGCCCGCCTTGTCTGCGTTCATTTATTAATATTGATTTAACGGAGTCACCAATAAGCTTTCCAATATCAAGACCATTTGTATCGCCCTGAGCATTAGAATTAGAAGCATCTACATTAACCACGACACTTACTGCGCCGCTTGAGTTTTGGCCTTTGCTGTGGTCAATTACTGTTTCATTAGGATGAAGCATTGCAGGGAAGCCACCTTTACCATCCATCCCGCCACTTCTTGAGCCTGAACCCGTAAAACCGCCACCAGCGAAACTAGACAGCCCGCCAAATAAATCACCAAAACCCTCATTAAGTAAGCCGCCAAAAGCTTTGAATAATGGCTGTGTTGCCTGTTGTATCGCAATCTTTTGTAGTTCTTTTAAAGCGTTTTCAACAAAGTCACTTAACGAGCCAGTTGATTCAACCATTGCATCAGCAAAAGAAGATGCCCAGTCAGTTGATGCCCTGTCTAATGCCTCCATTGCCTTCTCAGCTTGTAATGCTTCATCAGCCAATGCCTTCACCGCTTCTTGCTCATCAAACAGCTTACCGGCGAGTTCACCCGTGTTAATTACTAAATCTTCATGCGTTCCTACCACTAACTGCATTTGAGCGTTATATATTGCCGCTTCCCTAGCTGTTAATCCTAGAATAGTACGTTGCTGGGTTAATGACTCAGTGACGCTATCATAAGCGGATGAAATTGCTTGCGCATTATCTGTAAATACTTGTAATTCATCATCAAGTGCTGACAGGGCATCTTCAGCTAATGACCATCCATCATGCATTGATACGAAGGCTTTTTCAGCGGCTAACCCCATCTTATCGAGGCCAGCGGCTATTTCGTCAAATGTTTTTCCAGCGGCAACGTCAGGCAACATTAATTCGCCAAGCGCGATTTTTAACTTATCAACCTTGGCCCTTTGAATATCAAATGCCGCACCCAATTCTTCAGTGGAGCTTGTAACGTTCAGCCTGAACAATCTAGGACGGCTTAAATCCTCAATCATATTATCCAAAACAGCCTGTTGTTCCTGTAGATTTTCAGCCGCTTTTTTAAATGCAGATTCGCCTTCTAGCTTTCCGCTTAACCAGTCTATTCCCGTTCCAATAAGATTAATTGCTTTGGCAATTTTGGCTGAGTTCTCACCGCTTAATAGATTATCAACAAACGCATCCCATGAGTCGCCAAGATTAGATAATGAACCGTTCAGTGTTTTGGCTTGCAATGCCATACCACCAGCAAACTCATTTTCCCCAAGTGCTAGAATATAGTCCTGTATTTCTTTAGAGTTCTTACCGACTTCTTTAGACATGCCCCTGAAGGTAAAAGTTACCCTATCACCTTCTGACGCTGATTTAATGCCGAATTCTTTTAGTCGCTCAAATTCGCCCGTAGTGGCATCTGCTACCGCTTCAATGACTTGGTTCAATGACTTGCCCATTGCGCCTGCGGTGTTGCCGTAGCTAGTCAATGCGCGAGCCGAAGGCGCTAAACCTAAGTTTCCAAGTTTAATAAATGCTTGAGTTACTTCCGCGACCGCGAAAGGCGTTGTTGATGCAAAGTCTTTAATTCCTTCAAATGCTTTAGTAGCATCTTCTGCAGAACCTGTTGTTGTGATTAATGAAGTTCTTAATGACTCAAATTCACGGTTAACGTCAGAGATATTTTTTATTAGTAAACCAACATTTACAGCGGCGAAAGCTACGCCGAAAGCTTTGCCGAGTGACATGGCTCTTTTTTCTGTTTTCTCGCCTTGGTCGCTTAAGCCCTTTAACTGTTTCTTGGTTTTATCAATACCCTCAGATTTGATTTTAATGCCAAGTGTAGTCACGTCAGTCATAAATTCACCTTTTGGCTTATTCTTGTGCCAAGTCTTTGAGAGTTTTTATCGAAATAAGGTCTTGGAACGTCCTTACCGTTAAAATCGGTTTTCGCATTACTGAATGATACGCTGAACGCCATCATTGCTTCTGCTTCAAAAGGATGAAGATTGCGGCTTGTCAAGTTAGCCCATGCCGCAATCTCTGCCCAGTCTGTTCTTAATCCGGACTCGTTAGCCATGTCAGCAATATATCCACAGCCTGCAATGCTAGGATAATCAATATCGTGAATATCCCGTCTTAACTCGCCTGCTTTATCTACACTGCTTGCCCACGCTAACTGTCTGGAATATAACCTTAATGAAGTTAGCGTTTTGGAAAAAAATTCTTAATATCCCCAATACACCTATCCACCTGAGTTCTTATTGCTGGAATAGACTTGTAAACATCTACTGCATTTTCATGAGTAAATAACAGGGCTTTTCCATCACGCTCAACCCCTACCCAATCCACGGTTAAGTCAGCAAGAAAGTTTTCATAGTTTTCGGTCGCAGATGCTTTTCTCGCCGCTGTTCTGTATTGCTCAGAATAGACCCCGCATACCGTAATGACAATATCTGTATCATTGCCAGTAACAGGGTCTTTAATGACGCACTCAGCCGTTTCCGTTGTCGTTAATAATGATAAATCCATTATGGAGCGGCAACTTCAATGACGCCTTGACGGTCAATACGA